ATACTGGACTTTCAACTGAATTCCAAATCGGTTACGAAGGTGAGAACTGGTATGTATCTGGTGGTCCTGTCGTAGATTCTCCAGATAACGGTGAGTCTTCAACTGACTTCATTGGTTACGTTGGTGGTTCTTTAGATCTAACTGATTCAATCGGTGCATATGGCGAAATCTCTCTTCTTACAGACGAGACTGCTGACAATGCATACGGTGTTAAAGTTGGTGCTAAGTACACATTCTAGGTCGCATATATCTAGATTACAGATCAGAGGGTGTTTGACACCCTCTTTTTTTATGCTATACTGAGGGGAAATCGACTTTTGAGTTCCCCAGAAAGTCGAAAAAAAAATTCTGGGCATTTTTTTCTAAATAGGTTTTTTACCATTCTATGAACTTTACAGTTTATTCCAAAGATGGATGTCCTTTTTGCACACAGGTCAAACAAGTGTTAGACTTGTGTAACTTCAAATATCAGGAGTACAAACTAGACGAGCATTTTGACAGATTTGCTTTCTATGAGGAATTTGGAGGAAATGCAACTTTTCCACAGATTCTTCTAAATAACAAAAAATTAGGTGGTTGCACCGATACAGTAAAATACTTAAAAGAACACAATTTATTAGATGGATCCAGAAGACACACTAGTTGACATAATTGAAGCAGTTTACGACAGAGCAATGCTCAGAACAGGTCGTAATACATTCAAAATGATGAAATTTCTTGAAGAGAACAAATACAAGAAAAGTGATGTTTCCAGATTTGTCGCATCTGGAACAGCAGGAAACATATCCTGCACAATAGACGATTTAGACCACTACATAAAACATGGCGGTCAAGACATTAAGGGAGCATATCCCGATTTTACTACAGACGATGCTAGAAAAATTAGAAATTTTTTATATGGAATACTAAGTGATGCGTGGAACTACGAACAGGCAAAAACCCCCAAAAGAATACGAACTAAATAAAGGCATAGAAGTTATGCTTCCAAGAAGCAGGAGGAAACGTAAACCCAGTTGGTTTGATCGTACCTTCTTTTTCTTTAGATGGTCGATTCGACTCAGAATAGATTTATTGAGGAAAGCTAATGGAAACTAACATAATCCTATTTTTCTCCGCTGTGGGAATGATACTAACATTCATCATAGGCGGGGTTGTAGGTTGGATTTATAAATCCGCTGTGGACACCCACACACACAAACGTCAGTTAAATAACCTTCATCCAGAGTTTTTAGATGGTAATGGTTCATACGTAGAAGAAGAACTCTTAGCAGTTCGTTTTACAGATCCAGAAGACCTACTTGACGAAGATGACGAAGACTGATATAATATTATCAAATTGTGACTTGAAATGGCACCAAGAAAATTACCAAAAGATGCATTATTGACTGAAATACTTCAAAAAGTATCATCTGCTAAAACTAAAAAAGAAAAGGTAGATTTGCTTCAACAGTATAATAGTCAAGGACTACGTTCTATCTTAATCATCAATTTTGACGACTCACTAGAGTTTTTACTACCAGAAGGAGAAGTTCCTTTTACACCAAATGATGCTCCTGCAGGAACAGAGCATACTCGTCTAGTTCACGAATTTAAAGGTCTATACAGGTTCTTTAAGGGTGGTGATGCATCTATTAAGGGTATGAGACGCGAACAGTTGTTTGTACAACTCCTAGAAGGTTTACACGCTGATGAAGCAAATATGCTAGTATCTGCATGTAATCAAGATTTACAATCTAAGTATAGAATCACTAAAGCAGTGGTTGCTGAAGCATTCCCTCAAATAGAATGGGGAAACAGAGGATGATCTGGGAGGGTAATCAGGAAATAGAAGAAGTTGCCGACAAGTATCAACTTACCTTCTTACATATTGATTGCACCTCTGACAAAAAGTTGGACAAGAAGTTGCCAACAAATGCTTGGATAGTTACCTACCTTGATCGCAAGGATGGTAGCGAAGAATTTGCCGATCACTATGATATAGTGATGGGTGTCAAAATGGACGTATTTAACTGCTACTATGACAAACTCAGAGACGGATCCAGAATCAAAAATATTGGATGGTGTAACGGAGGAGTTTCTCCACCCCTCTTCGATAAAAAATCATATCTCAAAACTAGCGGATCAGGCACTGAAAAGAAAACGTGATGATTTCAAGTTTGAGTCTGATACCAAGGATTTAGATGACCTTGCTGACGAGATATTTGATGCGTTACACGACCATACGCATAAATACCTACATGAAGAGTAGAAAAGCAGCAAAAATCTTAATTAAACGAGCGAAACAAAACCCTGATTTGTATAGTGCACAAGAAGTGCAATTTGCAAAACTATTCCGAAAACATGAAAGTAAAACTAGTGACAGTGACTCCAGATGCAGAGAAGCAAATGGGTTACATAGCGAGGGTAAGCAACCCACAGAATCAAAGTAATCCTGCAGTAGCAGGACTATTAGGTTATTGTATAAAACATGGGCATTGGTCAGTTTTCGAGCAAGCACACATGACAGTCGAAATAGAAACGACTAGGGGTATAGCAGCACAAATATTAAGACATAGATCATTTACATTCCAAGAGTTTAGTCAGCGTTATGCAAACACTAATCTGTTGGGAGAAATTGAAGTGCCTGATCTTCGTAGTCAGGACTTAAAAAATCGTCAGAATAGTAATGATGACATACCAGAAGAACAAACGAAAAGGTTACAAGACCAGATTGCGAGGTATTTCGCTGAGGGCATTGATCTCTACAACGAACTCATACGTGAGGGTGTTGCGAAGGAATGTGCGAGATTTGTTCTCCCGTTAGCAACTCCGACCCGTATATACATGACAGGAAGTGTTCGGTCTTGGATCCACTATATAGATTTAAGATCTGCACATGGAACACAAAAAGAACATATGGACATAGTAAAAGAAGTAAGGGACATTTTTAAGAAGGAGTTTCCTGTATGTACAAACGCATTGAATTGGGAGTATAAGTAATGCCAGTATATCCAGTAAAGAATTACACCACAGGTGAAGAGAAAGAATTGAACCTTACTATTTCAGCATATGAGAAGTGGAGAGAAGATAATCCAGAATGGGAAAAGAATTGGCAAGCAGGAACTATGTCTGCTGTGAGGGAAATTGGTGATTATCAAAATAAACTCCCACAAGGTTATAAAGATCGTCTAAACAACATTAAGAAACACCATCCTTATGCTAAATTCGACGCACTTAAATAATGCCAGTTAAAAGTAAGAAGCAACCTACAATGGTTGGGTTATCATCCAGACAAATGAGAAAAAAACCAATTGGATTAGATCATCTAGTAGATATTAAACCTCTAACACCCGCACAAGAACAAGTTTTTGATGCATGGCAGAGGAATAAACATCTATTCTTATTTGGTGCTGCAGGAACTGGTAAATCATTTATTACCTTATACCTTGCACTTAAACAAATACTAGATGAGTCTACACCATATAATAAGTTGTATATTGTTAGGTCATTAGTTCCTACTAGAGAGATTGGTTTCTTACCTGGCGACCATGAAGACAAAGCAAACTTATATCAGATACCATATAAGAACATGGTGCGTTATATGTTTGAGATGCCTGATGATGCATCATTTGAAATGTTGTATGGTAATTTAAAAGCACAGGATACTATATCATTCTGGTCTACAAGTTTCATTCGTGGAACTACCATAGATAATAGTATAGTTTTGGTTGATGAATCTGAGAACTTGAATTTTCATGAATTAGATAGTATAATAACAAGACTAGGTGTGAATAGTAAAATTATCTTTGCAGGAGACGCTGCACAAAGTGATCTTATTAAGGCACATGAGAAAACTGGTATCATGGACTTCAAGAAAATAATTGACGACATGGATGAGTTTGAAAGTATTGAGTTTGGCATTGACGACATCGTGAGATCAGGTCTAGTCAAATCTTATTTGATTAGTAAATTGAATCTTGGCATTTAACCATTTAAACATACATAACTTTCCACAGTTAAAAGCAACAACTACAATACATGGTAGGAGATATCGTGTTGGCGATTCTCTCTACCCTTCTGTTACAACTGTGATAGGACATTCTAAGAAGAAAGCAATATTCGAGTGGAGACAAAAGGTTGGTGAGGAAGAAGCAAATGCTATATCAAAACGTGCATCTACACGAGGTAATAAATGCCATAAATTATGTGAGTTATATCTAGAAAATAAATCAATTAGTAAATATAGTGATGATCCACTATCCATGGGGTTATTTTACCAGATTAAACCCTACCTAGATAGTATTGATAATATACATGCCCTAGAAGCACCTTTGTGTTCTAGTCTCTTGAAAATGGCAGGAAGAGTTGATTGTATTGCAGAATACAACGGAGAGTTAGCGATAATAGATTTCAAAACTTCTACAAAGTACAAACGTGAAGAATGGATACACGACTACTTTGCACAGGAGACAGCATATGCTATAATGTTTCAAGAGTTAACTGGTTTAATACCCAAGAAACTTGTTACAATTATCGCTTGTGAGACAGGCGAACCGCAAATTTTTGAAATCTATGACACAATCAAGTACGCTCGAAAACTTAAAGAGTATATTGACGCCTATAGGAGAGACAATGGCAACTGGTAAAGTTGATGACATCTTTGAAAAGAATTTTATGACCGCTGCTAAATTTTCAGTGGAGATAGAGAATATTGTCAAAGAAGGTGATCTTAATTACATTGAGGCAATTGTTCAGTTCTGTGAAGATAAGAACATAGAAATGGATGGCATCAGTAAATTAATATCTAAACCATTGAAAGAGAAGTTGAAATATGACGCACAAAGACTCAACTACATGAAGAGAACATCTAAAGCATTTTTAAAACTGTGAGTGGAATAGAGGTCTATAAAATGTACCTCTCTTTGAAACTTCACTTCACTACAGACTCATTCGACTATTTCAAATATGGTAACGCTGCTAAAGCATCACAGCAGTCATTTGACAGTCGTAGAGATAAATTCTTTTTTGTGAAACTTTCGAGAACTTTCAAGGAGGACGAGTTACGCGAATTTTTTGTAGCTAATATGATAGTAGAAGATAAAGTCTATCCTGCTACATTGGTAAGAGAAGGTGCAAAGAATTATCAAGAGTATCTCAAAAGAAAACAATCATTCTCATATAGGTTCAAAGAAGATGTAATGACTCTACATGACATCTCGCACTTGTTTGATAAATTGTTTATAATAGATGGTATGCACCCACCCTTGCTAAAAGCACATCTAGGTGGTAGAATAAGCATAGAAACATTGGCAATCTTCAACAAGATATTCAACTATGTTGAAAACTTCGACAAGATTATCAAAGAAGAAATAGTATGGAAACCCATCCGTAACAGGGTGTTGAAATACGAACCCTTTATTAGCATAGATAAAGGTAAATATAAGAGTATCATCAAACAACAATACGTATGAAATTTTTTCAATCAGAAGTAGTTCAACAAGAACTGCACCAAATGCAAGAACTTTACATGGACATCAACAGAATGGGTCTGATGTTGAGTCTAGATCAGAAAAAAGAACAGTTACAAAAAATGTTACGTCTGATTGAAATTCAACAAACAATGTACATGCGTGTTACATTGTCTGAGGATCCAGAAGCAAAGAAACTTGTAGATCAGGTAAAAAATGCTGCAGCTATGCTAGGCATGCCAAAGGAAGAAATAGGTCCTCAGTTCTATGATAAACTGAAAGAAAATGTTAGAAAAATGATGAAGGAGTTACCAGAATGACTTGGGTATTAGTAAGTATTGTTGTATAAGGTTTTGCTA